ATTTCTGGAAGTTGCCACCCATTGCCCCGGCTTGATACTGAATGAACGTCACTGAACTGTTTTCAGTTTCGTATGCCGTCAGGTCTTTGGTGCTTCCATTCAGAACAGAAAACGGTCTGTTCATTGATTTCACAATGTCTTTCAGCCTGTTCAGTTCTTCATTGAAGTTATAGAACACAATCAGCCTATCTTCTGTTGATTCAAGCAGGTCTTTGAAAGCATTCAGTTTTTCCCGGTGATACTGACCGCAAAGCTGTCTTGCATGAAGAATCTTGGTCAGGGAATTATCACCGATCATTTCAACCCTTGGTGTTGGGTCAATATCTTCATCAGCATAACCCTGATACTGAATCAGGTTCACGGTGTCCAGAATCAAATAGCTGTTTTTCATGAAATACCTGTATTCCTTGGTTGACGGCAAATAGATCATCTGTTCAACCTGTTCAGGAAGGTTCAGCACTTCTTCTGTTTTCATAAATACTGCACCGTGTTCAGCAAGTTTCTTTTTCATGTGTTCCGTGTTTTTGTACCCGGTGACAACTTCCTTCATAAACCCTGCACCATAGTCAACCCATTCTGTTTCAACGTATGATTTCCAAAAGGCTTTTTTCTGAATGTCCCAACCCAATAAATGAAGCTGCGACCACAACCGTTCATATTTCCCGGCTGTCGGTGTCCCGGACAACAGCACCACACTTTCAGGGTTCAGCTTCAATATGAATTTTGACCGTTTCGTCCCTTCATTTTGAATAAGGCTTGATTCATCAAGTAATAGTGTAAAGTCCTTCATATGGGCTATATATGACCGCCTGAATGACAATTCATAGTTAATCACACCGACAAATTGACGGTCTTGCTTGTAAATGTCCTTGGTGTCTATCACTTCCCTGAATCTGATGCCCTCTGACTTCTTCGTCAGGTTCAGAACATCATAGCCGGGATAATACTTCGTGATATGCTCCACCCAATCATCTATTTTTGATTTCTGACAAATGATCAGGTTCAGGTCATTGTTCAGCAAATACATTTTTTCAGCACCTACAAAGGTTTTACCAAGCCCCATATCAAGATAGTAGGCAACCCGGTTGAACTGTGTTGTTTCGTCCAAAACCTTCTGCTGATGGGGCATGAAATGAAGATCATTCATCACTTTCCCTTTCAGGTGCTTCCGCTGTCAGGTCAATTTGCAGCTTCGCAACTTCCACTGCTGCACGATAGACCAAGGCAAATTTTGAATCACCGTGTGTCTGTTGTACCTTTTCCAGAAACTTATCAATCTTTCCAAGAAAACAACCGCATTTGACTGTGATCTCATTGTCCTTGTCCCGGTAAAAGGTTGTGAAATCACTCCTGCTGCCGATTGCACCGATCACCAGAACGTGACTTGCAGAAAAAACCTCGGCATCACCGCAAACCTTGGCATCACCGCAAACCTTGGCATCACCGCAAACCTTGGCATCACCGCAAACCTTGGCATTGCCCCAAACCTCGGCATCACCGCAAACCTTGGCATTGCCCCAAACCTCGGCATCACCGCAAACCCAAGCCTTTTCCTCATGGGAAAGATTTTCTTCTTTCTCAATCCAACCGCCTAAGTCACCGACCTTGACAAATCCAAATTCTACAACCGCCCGGATACGGTGCAGGGTCACGGTTCTGAACAGCAATTCAACCTGTTTTGTTTCCCCTGTAAACTCATACTTTTTCATGCTTCTATTCCTCGCTTTCCCTCTCTAAGTATTCAACGGCTGAATCATAATTGTCAGCCAACATTTCAAGTTCACCCTTTTCCCTGCGCTCCTGATCACAAACTTCCATATAGATTTCATCATCACGGTATGCCGTCACTTCACTGGTTATCAGATCAGTGATCACTTTTGGTTCAAGGGCATCCAGTTCCCACGATTCATCACCGAACTGCTCCATGTAACTGTTGCATCTGCTGTCTGTTATCTTTGCAGGGTTCGGCGGTGGGTTGTATGTGTCAATCTGCTGCATCGTCAGGGCAACACGCTTCACATACACATCTGCACCGAACAGGTTCAACCGTTCCTGAATGTCCCTTGTCATATCAATGCCGCTTGGGTCATGATCTCCAAGGTGAATTATTATGCGGTTTTCCCGGTCACTCTGATCAATGAACCGTTGTGCAGCACTCCACATTTCTGATTGTGACGTGTAACCCCTACATGAAAAATAGGGTGTATCAAGCGGATAACAAGCCTGTCCAACAATATCAACAAGGGCATCTTTTTCAACCCATACTTCAACATAGTTCGGTTGACCTTTCCACTTGTCCAGATTGTAGGAATACATTGCCGACCTTATTACTTGATCTGGTGAACTCCAATGACTTCTGTTTCTAAGGTTTCGGGTTCTGTCTGTAATTGCATACCAGTCAATCAGACCTGCAAGTCTGCCGTCATTGATCAGATTGCCAATGTTTTTATAGCTGCGTTCATTGTTCGGGATGTAACCCCTTGCAACCAACTGATAATAAGCCTGTCTAAGTGTCAATTCATAACCCTGTGCCTTATACTCATTGATCACCTGATTCACAAGGTTAATCAGTTCAATGCTTTTTCCCCTGAAATTGATTTCCTTATACTGAATCTTTGGCATCAGATCACCACCCCTTCAATTTCTGCAAAACGTCTTGCATTGATGAAGTACGTCCACCGGGTTTCACTGGTCTTGATAGCATAGCCCCAAGGAAAAACCCCTTGCTGCAATCCAAGTCTGACAGTACGTTTTTCAACCCCCATCAACTTAGCTGCATCTTCGGGCAACAGTCTTTTGATCACACCGTCCTGCAATACCATCTTCGGGATTGACGGGTTTTCATCGTCCCGGCTGAAATAGTCCGGGTCAAGTCCAAGTGACACTGCAATGTCACGCTGAACATCTTCTGACGGGGTCTGTTTCCCGGAAAGGTACTGACTGACTGAACCTTTGCTTTTTCCAGTCATGCCGCACACCTGCCGCTGATTGATGTTCAATTCCTGCATAGCCTTTTTCAGTTTTTCGCTGAATGTCATAAAAATCACCTCATTCCTTTGTAGTTAAGAAGTCTTAACTTTTTCTGTAAAAAAATAAACCGGGATAAATTCAAGTGGTATGTGCAGCAGTTCACAAGCCCGGTTGATTTCAGCCTGCGTGAACATGGTTGTGTTATTCAACTTAGCTGACAGGGAAACACTGGAAAGCCCCATTGCATGGGCAAATTCAGCCTGTGTTCCAAAAACTTCCTTGATCTTCCCTCTTAACTTTGAATAATCAAATGCCATTATTCTTCACCACCTTCCGATTTTGCAGGAAACGGGCTGTTGTTGTACTGTCTCTGAATCCTCACCCTGACCCTGCCGCCGGGCAATTCCTTGTATTTCAGCACATTGAACACCTGTTTCTTTGCCGTGATACCGTTTGCATAATTGTTACATTCTTCCACTGAATCAAATTCAAGCGTCAGATCAATGCAGCCTGCAATCACTTTCTTCATGTCTGGTCACCTATCCTTTCTGAACAGCAGACCTTTTATAAAAATTGTCTATGGGTATGAATTTTCAAGCGGCTTGCATACGTTCCGCCGGGTGTATTGCAGATCAGGAACACCCCTGAACCCCATCAGGTTTCACACTAAAGCCTGCAAACTTGCTGACCGACTGACGGCTTTTTCAAGCGTTGTTTCCATCGAACCGCTGAACACTTTCACGTTAAAAGTGAACGAAACCTGTCAACCATCACCAATAGACAATGTTTATAAAAGGTCTACTATTCTATTGACTTCACACCTGACCTACCATCATCAGACACAAGGCAGTCACCCCTTGCATGACGGTCATTGCTGACCGTTTCGGTTATTTATACCGATTCACTAAAATTATTTTCTTCTGTTTCTTTGAAAAGAATTACAATTCGTATTTCACTACATTTCTCTTTTTCGTTATATGCCTGAATTTCTTTTGCAGAAACAAAATCAACTTCATATCCTTCATTCAATTCCCCCATCAGGAAATCTTCTGTTGATCTGTATTCTTCAACGTCACCGAATGTTATGTTCACAAGACGAATATTCACATATCTGTAATTCTTTCTAAGTAATTCCTGAACAACACCAATTTTCAATTCTGCCAGTGACATTGTTCTGACTTTCGCCTTTTCTTCTCTATATCCATAATTATTTAATTTCATAATTGTTCCCCCCCTTAGATAAAGCACATCATCCAGTTAGCGGCACTGAATGTTGCCTGTGAACCATCAACAAAATTGATGATCATAACCATTTCACACGGTTTCAGCCCATTCCCTACAACGTCAGCTTCGTCATACACATTGCAGGCTAAGTCATAGTTGATAACGGTGATCTTGTCCAGATCATAGTCAACGTGTGCCGTGCCGTCCTTTGCATCCAAAGATAAAAATTTCATAGTCCAAACCATCCTTTCTTTTGGTCACCTGCTGCAACAGGTCTTATTTCAAAAGGGAAAAGGTGCTGTGTCCTCTCGCTTAGTACCTGTTCATTTAACAAGTTTCATAGCCTTGGTGTGGTTGCGGTCAACCCTGTGCTTTCCCGATTTACTCACACACTTTGCACCTGTTCAACTCTTGTTCGTATTTTCGGTACGTTTTGCCGGGTTACAAGTCTTTCACACACTCAATCGGTTCTTCTACCGCCTGACCACCATGTCACTTGTGTGCAGCCCTGAACGCTTACCCTGCTTTTCCTGCTTTCCTTGTCCCTTTGAGTTAAGAAGTC